AAAAAATGAGGGAGCTTAGAGATTCTTACCCATCTGAAATATTTACAGAAAACAAGTTTCTTGCAGGAGCAAAATCATCATTTAAAAAATATTCTGATTCTGTAAAAGATGTTGCCGGACAAACAGAGCAATTATTCACAAACTCTTTTTCAAGAATGGAAGATGCTATTGTTCAATTTGCTACAACAGGCAAGGCAAGTTTTAAAGATTTTGCAAACTCGGTTATTTCAGATATTACAAGAATACTTATTAGGCAGTCTATTACTGGGCCGCTTGCTGAGGGTTTAGGCAATCTCGATATGTTTAATTTTAGCCAAACTCCAGCAATAACTAATAAACCAAGATCTCCTTCCTCAAAATTTCAGACTAAACACTCTGGTGGATTAGTTGGAGAAGGTAACACTTTTAAATCAGCAAATCCGGCAGTTTTTAACAATGCTCCTAAATACCACAATGGCGGTATAGCGGGCGATGAAGTACCAGCAATCCTACAACGTGGAGAGGGTGTTTTTACAAAAGATCAGATGAAAGCAATGGGCGGAACAAACGTCCAAATAATAGACCAAAGAACAAGCTCAGCTTCAGAACAAATACAAACACAAGAAACAACCGGAAGAGACGGAAAAAAAACAATACAGGTCATAGTAAGGGACGAAGTAAGGGCGGCTAATAATACAGGAGCATTTGACAGGACAATGAAGGGCAATTATGGCGTTTCAAGACGACCAGTAAGGAGATAATATGCCAACGTGGCCGGCAACATTACCGCAAAAATTAGACGGAGCAGGATTCAGCATAGAGCGTGAAGATAACCTTATAAGATCAGGCGTGGATTATGGCGTTGATAAACAAAGGTTGCGTTATACAGCGGTTCCAGAGCTTGTAGAAGGGTCTTTTATAGTAGATCAAGCACAATATAACACTTTTGTAAGTTTCTGGTTTACAGATATTCAGTCAGGAGCTTTGCAGTTTGATTGGGTGCATCCAATGACTGAAAATCCAACCGTTATGGAGATGGCAGCACCTTATAAGGTAACGCACATTTCAGGCGATAAATTTAGAATTACAATAAATTTAAGGATATTACCATAAATGGCACGCACACTCACACCTGACGGATTAAAGGGCGTTCTTTCACGGACTACAGAGCAAGTTTATTTATTTGCCTTGAAAATAGATCATCCTGATTTAACAAGCCCTTATTATCTTGTTCAAAACAATGTTGATCTTGATATTGATTTGCCAATAGAGGGTATAACAACATTCACGGCGTATGCTTTTGATTTTACACTGCCGAGCGTTGAAGAAGACAGTTTGCCAACATCTGAAATTAAAATTGACAATTTCGGCGATTTTTTAATTGACCTTTTAAGGGGTACGGATGAAGCTCCTGAGTTTTCAATATTTGTTGTTAGAAAAGATCCTGCTCAGGTAAGCGCAGTGGTTGAAATAGGCGCATTAAACTTTACACTAAAAAGCGTTGACTGGAATATAAACACAATAACAGGACAGCTTACACTTGATTATGATTATCTTAACGAACCTTGCATGAAGTTCGCTTTTACTCCTGAAATAGCACCGGGTTTATTTGACTATAGTTATGAGGGCAATGGGGTTTTTATCAGGGGGGTAATATGTGGGCTGAGAAATATATAGGTTTACCATATAAAAGCTTAGGAAGATCTTTAAGGGGTGTTGATTGTTATGGTCTTGTTTATCTTGTGTATAAACACGAATTAAATATTGACTTGCCTAAAATAGATATAGGCTACCAAAACGGGCTTAATTCTGAAGAAGTAGCACCAGTTTTTGAAAAAGGTATTAATAGTTTTCTTTCAGACTATACCTTCAAAAAAGTTAATGATTTTAAAAGTTTTGACTTGCTTTTATACCGTCGTTCGGGCTATATTAGTCATATAGCTATTTGTCTAAATGATAAGCAATTTCTCCACGCTGACTTAGGTTCGAGATCTTGTATAGAGAATATAAATCATAAATATTGGGTTCATAGATTGGTAGGCGTATATAGATATGCAAATTAAAATAAATGTCAAACCAATGCCGCTTGGAGATGCTGAAGAATACTTTTTACAGGCTGAACAAGGGACAAGAATACAAGATTTATTACCTGAAGATTTTGAGGGTTTAGTATGCCATAATAAAAACATTCTTCTTTATAATCAAAATCCAGAAATATTTGAAACAGACGAGATTGAGTTCCTTGTTCCACTTCATGGGGGTGGTGGTGGAGATAAAGATTCTTTAAGAACCGTTGCTTTTCTTGCGGTTGCTATTGCGAGTGCTGGAATTGGTGGATCTGCTTTTGTTGCTCAATATGGAGTTTGGGCTCAGGCGGCAGTTGGGACAGCGATAAATATAGCAGGTGGATTATTAATAAATGAATTAATACCGCCACAAATGCCAGGTCAAGCACAAGGACAAGCATCGGGAGAAGTCCCAGGCTTTCAGACAAAATCATTGTCAGGATCAAGAAATAAACCCGGTTCTTACTCTTTATTACCTAAATTATACGGTGAAAGAAGAATAAAGCCTTATTATGCCGCTTCACCATACACTGAGATAATCGGCAACGATCAGTATATTCATATGTTGTTTTTTTTAAATCAAGGAGCAATATCGGTTCTTGACGATACCGCCTCACGCATAATTGCAGGAAGAATTTATAATAATAGCTATGAAAACAGATCAATAACCGTAACACCTGACACAGCAACACAGCTACAATCAGGAACAATAAAAATTGATGAAACAGCGCTTGATACTCTTGAAGATTGGAAAGTTGTAATAGGTTCGCCTTTGCAGATTCAGGCTTCAACTCAGTTTAGGGATGCTGAGGTTTCTTATCCTAATATTAATTTTGAGAGTGGTTATACCAGGCAAGAAGAATCGTTTACTTTAAAAAAAATTACAAGGGACACTGATGTTTCAGATGGAATAATAGACTCTAAAATAATAGATTTGGGCGCAAGTTCAAACTATTCTGCATTTGAGTTTACAGTAAAAAATGCAGCTTCTAAAGAAAAATATAATGTTTTATTTAGCATTCAATATGAGTCTGTTTTAAATTATGGGACTGATACTTGGGTTAATATCAGTCCGTCATCTAGATCTACTTTTTCTGACAGTGTAACGTCTCAACATATGTGGAACTCAAGCGGAGCAGAAACAAAATCTTCTAGCATAATCCTAACTGATGAAACAATTGGAAGGTTAAGGGTTTATACTCCTTTTCACCCTTTTGGATATGCTTTTGACTTAATATTTAAAACTTTTAAATTTTATGAAGATAGTTTCGCAACTTTCACATCAGCCCCAAATACATATGCTTCAAGTATAGATTTAACAGCAAATAACGGTCTATATTCTGTAAATAACAAAAACGAAAGAAAGAAACTTGAAATAAGATACAAGGTTGAATATAGAGATGCGAACACAACCAACGCATGGCAACCAGTAGAATCAACCAGAACAATAGGCGCAAGAGCAGACACAAAAGCAAAAGATTTAAGGATATCTGGTAATTCAGCACAGACTTACAGAGCAGGGCTTTACTGGGAATACCCAAGTGTCGGGCAATACGATGTCAGGGTAACGCCTATATATAAAAGCTCTTATGAAGGCTATGCACAAGAATCAGTTACATGGGAAGTTCTGAAAAGCTATCAAAGCAAAGACAACGCAGTCTGGGCTCCGTTCATAGATGATCTTACAACACCGACTGCTTATCCTGATTATGTTAATCTAAAGCAAGAACCAGTTTTAATGTACTTGAAAATAAAAGCTCAGCCGACATTACAGGGCAACACAGATAATATAAGCATAAAGTGTGCCAGTGTTTTGAGGTCATTAAACGCTGCTGGACCTTCTTACTATGACAAAAACCACAGCTCGGCATTATCAGTATCAAGCAACCCTGCAAATATTTACGCCGATATTGTTTTTAATGGCTTTACGGTTAAAGAATTAGACGAAAATAAGCTTGATTTTGATAAGCTTGCAGAATTAGAACAGTTTTGTAATCTTTATGATTTGTATTATAACAACTATGAAGTAAATGAAGAAACAATACTTTCAAGGATAAATAAAGTTCTTTCAGTCGGGCTTGCAAAGTTTGGAACACAAGATGAAAAGTTTAGCGTTATAAGAGATGTTCAAGATCAAGTTCCTGTACAGGTTATTACTCCGGTTAATTGTAATAGCTTTTCAGCTACAAAAGCATTTAATAAGAAAGTCCATGGAGTAAAAGTACAGTATACAGATAGCAATACATGGGAAACTGAATACGTTGTAGTTTACAATACAGGTTATAATCTTGCAGGGACAGACGGTAAAACGGCTGCTTCTGAATTTGTTACTCTTGAAGTTGAGGGCATAACAGACGTTGAAACAGCTAAAATATACGGCCGTTATCATCTTGCGAACCTAACGCTAAGACCTGAAACTTTTAATGTTAATATGGATATTGAACAGCTCAGGCTTGAAGTTGGAGACTGTGCATATATTGCTTATGATACAATCAAAGTCGGTGAAAATTATGGAAGAATAAAGGGTATATTTAGAGACGGATCAAATAATGTTGTTTATATAGAAACTGCTGAGCTTATTCAGGGTGTATTGTCCGGCAAGGGCATTGCCTTTAGGTTGCAAAATGGAGATTCTTTTCAAACAACTTATCCCGTAGATGAAGCAAGCACAACCGAAACAAAGATATACCTTGAAAATCCGCAACCTATAGATATTAATACAGGCGATGTATACGTTTACGGTGATATAGGATCAGAAAAGCTAAAAGCAAAAGTAACAAAGATTTATCCTGGTAAAGATATGACAGCGGATCTTGAGCTTACCAATGCCGCTGAAGAGATACATCAGACATACACAAACGGCAATATTCCAAGCTACAAACCTGTAATAGACAGTAGGGCTGAGGTTGGCATTGATAGACCGCCTAAATTAACTGTTACACAAGTTCAATCTGGCGATGATCTAGTTGTTACAAGTGAAGCTCTTTCAGAATCATTCTGTATTAAAGTTGATTTTACAGTTCCTTATACTTTGGTTGGTATAGATCAAATCGCAATGGAATATACAGCTCAATTTTATGAAACAGCCGCTTATAATGAAAGGGTTTTTGAAACAAGCGTCTTTGAAGAGGGCGTATTTGAGGGTATAAGTTCATCTGCAGTAAAAAGAGAAATACAGGACATAATTAAATGGGAATATATAGGACAAAATTATATACTCTTTGAAGCAATAGAAAATGCAGATTATGAAATAAAGCTGTATACAAATAAAAAGCAAAACGGCAAAACAAGAGTTTCAGAACCTGTAATAATTACGCATAATACCATAACAGGTTTAATTCCAGCTCCAAGCACAGTTACTTATACAAAGACACTTGGAGAAAATATCTATTTAAGTTGGCCTGATGTTAACACTAATTACCCTGTTATTTACAGGATATTTGAATACGATACAGGCAATGCAGGCTGGGTATTAATAGGAACAACAGATAATAATAATTTTAACTTAGGGAGGAGGTTTTCTGAAAGTTTATATGCAGTAAAAACAATTAACCTAAACAGCAATAATGGAAGTTTTAAAACAGAGATTAATATCAATGAACCTTACCCGGAGGTCGGCACAATCGGTGGGCGAACACTCGACGGCAAAATTGAGCTTTCATGGAGTAGACAAAGCCCTGAAATTGCTGAATACGAGATAAGAGAAGGTACCGATTGGGAGACAGGAACATTAATAACTAAAACCTCATCATCCTCGGTATTAATTCAAAAAGATGAGGTACAAGTTTACAACTTTATGATAAGGGGGCATTTAGTCGATGAAGGAAGTACTAATATTGTTTATGTTGTTTATAATTATCCTTATGGGCTGTTCGGAGCAGGAGCAACAGAAAAGCCCGGGATAAATTGGGATAAAGATATTTATGAAACAATAGGACAAGGAGAAAACTTTGAAACAATAA